CCAATTTTATATCTCTAAATCTAGATAATGTGTTATAGATGGCCAAGAATATTGGATTGTTATTTAATGAATTCTTATCTTCGACATCAAATTTTGATATTAATGTCTTAGGAGAATTAATTAATTTAACATTCATTTCTAAAAGTCTTGATCTTAGTCCATGTGATAATACCCTTTTCAATTCGGAAAGGATTGTATCATCATTTGGAATATTGTAATCTAAGGATGTTATATTTCTTGCAAAAAGATTTCTAATCTTATCGTAAGAATAATATCCAAATATTACATCTAACATCAAGGAGAAATTCTGAAGGGATGTAATCATAGAATTTGATAACTTGAAATATTTATTATTTCTTATTATCAATTTATGATAAAAGGAATTAACCAAATCTACTAAAGAGTTGGTACTACTTGGAAGGTAGTTTCCTTTGATTTTAAAATAATCGTATAATACTGTAAAAACAATATTTGGATTATTTATATTTCTTAGGATACCTCCAAGTGGTAGTCCAGTTATCTCACGGTTATGACTCTCTTGAATTCATCTTTTAGCAAATTCATATGTATTTGTAGATACATGTGTTTTTTGCAAAGATAATTCAACTCCAAGAGCTTTGATTATATCTATATACTTCTTGGCGACTTTATCATTTTTAATGACAATGTCATCTCCAAGAATTATATATTGATCAAAGTTCTTGTATCCACATAATTGTGCACAATAGTACACAACTAAGTGGTGAGTCAAGGTGAAGACACTTCAAGAAGAATAGGTACCCATTGGTTGACCAGTTGCATAACGTAACTGATAACCTTCTGGTGTACTGAAAGTTCTTTCTTGAAGGATAGATTGTCAGGCTTGGGCTAGTTTCATATCAAAGATTCTAGCCATAAGTCTTTTCTGTAATTCTACAGGAAATCTATCAGTCGCTGAACTTAAGTCCAAGGATCAGAAGCTCTCATTATTAATCTCCCATTGATGAAATGGGGATTGAGTATAAGTTCTATCACAAGGAAGATTTTGAAGTTTATTCATAATCTTATTGTGTATAGGTTTAAGATATAATTGTGAAAAGTAATCACTAATCGCAATTATTCTTAACTTACACTCCGGATCTTTAACAAATGAAATCTTACCCAAAGTTCTTAACTTTGAAGGTTTGATCATTTTATTAAAGGCTTCCGAATAATTTTT